CCAAGCAATGCCAGAACCTTCAACATAGTACATAAATTTATCCATATCCCATTTTTTAGGGATCATATTAATATCAAATTGAGCTATAATATCTTTACTTCTAGCAATAGATAGCTCTAATCGATATTTATAAATATTATAATTTAATTGATAAGGTATCCCAAGTTTAACTAAAGAAATGTTCTTTGCATTAACATCAGAATATCTTCTCCCATTGATAGGAAGTTTACATTTAGATGGATTATCTAAAGACATTCTTTGATGTGCAATAGGATTTATATTAATATAAAATCTCCCATCTATTCTAGTTCCTTCCCATACTTCATTAACCCAACTCCAATCTAATTGAGCTCCCTGTTCTTTCATCTCTCTAGGAAGTCTAAATCCATCTGGAACTTCTTGCTCTTCCATAGTTCCTGTTTCAGGATCTAAATAAGTTAAAAATCCAATTCTTTTCCTAGATTTCCAATAAACATTTACTACTTCTATTAATCTATTTCTAAAAGAATTAACATCTTTACCAGCTGAACCAGCATATAAAAATGAAATATCGCTTTCTGAATGTCTAGGTTCCTCGAGTTCTAATACTTGCTGTTCAGATAAACTTTCATAATAAGTATCTATAACTGTAGATGCATGAGAATACTTTCTAACTAATGCCCAATCCCCATCTTCTACAAATTCTAAATCTGGGTCGAGATCATAATCTACATCTAAAGGATTAAGAACTTCATAAAAAGGTTCAGAATTTTTAACTCCTCTATGAGTATATACTTCCCCACTAACTAAATAATGAAACCATGCTTTTTGTATTTTATCATATACTTCCTGTTCCTGAAATATATAATTTAAGGATTGTTGCCCAAGAATAGCTCTATTATCTACATAACTATCCTCAAACATTGAAGCTATATGTTCAGGTAATTGAATTTCTTGTTCAGGATTTGCCCCCATATCTTGACCCTGAGCTTGTACTGCTTGTATAAAATGTTGTTGTAAATTTTTAAATATAATTTCTGACTTAGCATTTTCTTTAATTGATATAGAATCTGCATTTTGTACTGTAACAGTGTAATTGAGAGGCCTTTTAGACTTTTCCCCTAGAAGAAGATCAATTATGGGTTTGATAATGGGGTAATTACGCATTTCAGAAGGGAAATTCTTACGGTTTTTACCATAAGGTTTTAGTACGTAATTATAATCTGCCTCGTCAATTACACCATTATAGTAGTCATATAATATTTTAAGATTATCTTTTCTATGGGAATATCCTGATCCTGAATCAGAAAGATCTATAAATGCTTCAACACATTCTTCTCCCCATTTTTTTGTTTTTTTACTAGCAGATAATTTCTGTCTAGGTATTTTATCATATCCCATAAGTTACAAATTTAATTAAATTTACCTTCGTCTTTACAATAAGGGTAAATATTACCCTAGTCTTTATAAATATAGCACTATAAATAATCACAGATATCATATAAACTATACTTTAAAGTTAATTCTTCTCCTTGTTCAATCTTTTTTAAAGTTTTTAATTTTTTATAATCAGTATCTTCATCCTCTTCTATTAATTCACAATTAGGACTTTCTGAATGATTAATAAAACCTCCTAAAGGAGTTCTAATATAGTTATGTTGAAAATTAGGATCATATACGTGCGTTATACCTATAACTACCTCCCCCGGAATATCTTCTGTAGCGAGAATCCCAGCTCCATGAATTTGTGACGGACCTATTGCTAAGTATTCCGGTAGAGGGCTATAAGGTACTTTTTTTTTGTCTTTTTTCATACTAATAATAATTTGTATCAAACCATTTATCTGAAGCTCTGTCCTCTAATATATCTTTAACCTCTGCATTATATAATTCTCTCGTATGATACATCCCAATCATAAATGCCATTACACGGTCAAAGTTACCCACATGATTAAATTTAATTAATTCCGTTAACAATGCAGGATCATATATCTTATGCAAATTTAATAATTGTTTTCCATTTTCATCTGTATTTCTTACAGTATTTAACCAATCTCTAATATAAATTTCTCCCTGTCTTTTCCTAGCCTCAGTCATATGCATTCCATATTGACGCTTAACAGTTCTACTTCTTAGCTCTCTTTTATCTAACATTTCAAACTCTTCTTGCAATTTATGTAACTTTCGAAATCTTTTTGCGTATGCTATAACCTCTCCACGATCATTCTCAAATCCTATTTTACACCCATAGTAATCCGCAAGTAAAAATAAATTTCTATTATAATCATCTTGAGTATTAGGTCTCCCTACATAAGATGCTACAATAATATCGTCTGGTTGAGATAAATTATTTGGACGTTTTAATACATAAGCTGCTCCCAATGATGTAGAATCTGCAGATTGATTTTGTCCATAAGGATCATGACAAATTACATATAAATTATGAGGAATTTGTTGTTTTTCATTTTTATATGGGGCTTCATATATAACAACTGCCCCAGTTTTATCATCATCTTTTCTATGAGGATATTTAATTATTTGTTTTAAATCTCCATCAACAGTAAATTTTACTTTGCCTTTAGAATCATGGTATAATTTACCAACAGTTCCTATAGCATGAAGTCCCCTTGCTTTTATATTATTATATTGTTCTTGTAAAGAAGCTATATCAAATAGATTAGAAGTAACTTGTAAAGTAGCTTCTTGAGGAGAGAAAGGGTGCTCAGCTATATATTGGTCTAATGATTTAGCATCAGCGGCACCCTTTTTCTTTTCCCTCATTTCTTTTTCATATTCTGTAGCTTTTTCTTTTGCAGAATTTCCATTAGTATCTATAAATCCATCTAAATTCGTTTGAATCGGAATAAAATATCCACAAGTACTTCCTATAGCTCCTTCATCCCATATATTTTCATAAGACATACAATCATATGCATCAGGATTATAAAATATTTCTTCCATAGCTTCAAAATTAGCTCCTTCTGTACCACCAGTTCCAAAAGCTACCATTAATCCAAGTGTTTTAGCTCCTTGCCTCATTGTTGGCATTGTTACTTCCCATGCTTTAAGAAGTCCGGGAAAAGAACCAGCTTCCTCGAAAAAAACTAACTCCCCTGCTTTTCCCCTTACTTTATCCGGAGCATCCTTTAAAGATACCCCCATAATTTGAGACTTATTCCCCATTTCAATTTCAATGCCATTTATCTTCTTCTTATACCCAGACATTTTATTCATTTCTCTATCTCGTAATCTCGGTTGAGCCCATGCTGTATTATCATCTATAAAAGATAAAAACTCCCAAGCTTTTGAGAGTAATCCATCTCCGATTAAATATTCTTTTTGTGCTGCAAATACAAAATTCTTAGAATTTTTAACAAAAAAATAATTTCTAGCTAACATAGATCCGGCTTTATAAGAATATCCTTTACGTCTTGCTTTAAGGACAATCATATGTTTATTCTCTGATCTAGCTTTATCTATCTCATGAAAGTATTGATAATCTCCATCATAAAAAGCAGGAAAAGTTCTTTCACGTTTAGATTGGATAGTTCCATCTGGAAGTTTTTCATCTATAGCTCTATCTATAGGACAATAATTTAAATAAAAATAATGAAATCCTGTAATACGTAATTCATCTACTTCATACCCATACATACACCTCTTTTTTTCATTATCCCAAAAATCATAATAATCCTTAGTCCCTGGAAGAGATGAAGTATAATAACCATTAGCTATAAAACTAATTGCAGCTGGCCTTATTCTATCGGTGTCTCTGAACATATATTTTTAATCTCTACTAATTCGGCACATTTCTCATAATCTTCTATACTAGTATAATACTCTATAACCATATCTATAATAGCGGGGGTTCTCCCATCCTCATTAGTAGGATCAAATGGTAAATAATACACATCATGATCTTCATCTTCAAGAGTCAGATAAATATCATTAACTGTTTTCTTTTTAGTAATAATATCATAGGCATTACTCATTGCCTTATCATACATTTCTAAATCTTCTAAAAAATCCATTATATACTATATTTATTAACTTCTATTCCTCCCCTATTAGTGTTTGCTGCCTGTTCCTCTTTCTTAACAATCTCTTCTAATCGTGTTAATCCATCAACTACTTTCCCCATCTTTTCAAGATTATTAATTAAATCTTTAGCGTGAAATATAGGTCTTCCATTATCATCTACTAAAGTTAAATCTATATCCCTAAAATATTTCTCTAATTTTACAACAGATTCGTTAGCTGCTTTTAATAATCTAACAGCTGAAGTTTCTATTAATTGTTCATATTTATCACAAGCTCCAAGTACTTTTGAAGAAGGTTTAAATTTATTTTTCTCTCCAAAGATACTGTTTTTTACTTCACCAATACGCTGTTTCCATTCATAAACTGCAAAAGGAGATCGATGATCCATCATAAAATACACAAATGCTAATTCCTCTATTTTTAATCCTTTAAACTCTTTAATTGTTAAAGTATATGCACTAGGAATAGCTCTATTATCTTTTATATGTATTAGATCGTCTTTTAAAT